CTCTGCTGACATCTTTACAAGTAAGTGGACTGAAAGTGAAAGAAATGCTATCGGTGTTTATACAGTAGAAGAAGATAAAACAAATTACAAAGACCCAGTATATTATATTAATACTGATATATCTTATGCATTTGGTAGTGGTAAAGTAACAGGTAGTTATGGAACTGCAACAGAAAGGTCTTTGGTTGATGTTAAGTGGACACAATCAGAAATAGACGCTGGTAAAGCACCATCAGGTGCTGACACAAATACAATAAAACAAGTAGGATTAAAAACAAAGAAAAAAGAAGATATAGATATTGGTTGTGCTTCTGAATTAGCACCAAGTGATTGGCGAGTAGTAAAAGAACAAGAAACTGGAGACGCAATGGATAGTGGATGGAAAACTTGGCGTGGTAATGTAAGAACAAAATGTAATTCAATGCAGACACAAATAGATAATGCAGCCAACATGGCGGCTTTCATAGCACTATTCACATATACAAAGCAAGGAGACGGTTCTTATACAAGACCACTAGGCGAATTTCCAACAAAGGAGTAATATAATATGGTATTTCCAGTAGTAGGAGGAAATCAAAGTTCAGGTGACATTGTAACTAATTCACTTAGGTTTAATGATGGCGACAGTCCTTCTTTAAGTCGTGATTTATCAAGTCCTAATACAGATAAATTTACTGTTTCATTTTGGATTAAACTGACAGGCGAAAGATATCAAGTTGCCTCTTTAGGAAAAAGATTAACAGGTGAAACGGGAGATTATACTTCTATTACTATTGACCAAGGCTCAATAGGAAGTGGTAGAATGGGTATTAGTGGTTATGATGGTGTAAATGACGCTAATACAGCCGCTTACAACTCAAATGTTGGAGCAGGCGCTTGTTTAAGGGATCCTGCAGCTTGGTACCATCTGGTGTATGCTTTTGATACAGGACAAGGAACAGCAGGTAATAGACTTAAATGGTATGTAAACGGTGTTTTACAATCTGGTTATAATACAACAACTACACCAAGTCAAAATGCAGATTTATTTAATTCAAGTGGTTCAATGATTAGAATAGGAAGAGCCTTATCTGACGAAAGTAGATATGGTGATGGATATATTGCTGAATACTATTATGTAGATGGTCAACAATATGACCACACATATTTTGGTGAATTTAATGATAATAATGTTTGGGTGCCTGTAAAAAACGGTTCAGGTGCTGGAGGTGCTATAACCTTTGGAACAAACGGATTTTATTTACAGTTTAAAGAAACAGGAACAAGTGCCAATTCAAGTGGAATAGGTGCAGATACAAGTGGTAATGACAATCATTTAACGCCTGCTAATTTAACAGCACAAGATATTACAACAGATACACCACAAAATAATTTTTGCACTATAAATCCTTTATATAAAGATTCTGGTAATAATATTGTTCAAGCTGCTTTTTCAGAAGGAAATACACAAATGACAACCACAGTTGATGGTTGGAAATTTGGCAGAGGTACTTTTTTATTAGAATCTGGTAAATGGTATTCCGAGGTTAAATGCACAGAAACAGGAAATGGACAAACAGGAAATTTTGGTATAGTTCCATCTCAAGGAGGAGTATTTTTGGGAAACACAGATGATAATGATGTTTTTGAAGGTATAAGAATTAATTTAGGAGGAAGTGATACTCAATTAATGAAGTTAGATACAGGTACTGGAAGTGCTGTTCAAACTTTTGCAGATGGTAGTACTGCTATGTTAGCAGTTGATTTAGATAATAACAAAATATGGGTAGGTACTAATGGTACTTGGTGGAATGATGACAATGCTTCGACAACTTTAGACGCCAGTAATCACGATATTGCATTACCAAGTTACGCTTCACCTGGAGGTTGGCTTGTCGCTGTTGGGCAGTCAAGAAATGGCTCAGATAATATAACATGGCAATACAATTGGGGTAATCCTCCTAATGCTATATCAAGTGGTAATGCGGATGCAAATGGCTATGGGAATTTCGAGTATGCGGTCCCTAGCGGCTTTTATGCACTATGTACCAAGAACTTAGCGGAGTACGGATAATGGCTTATACAACAATAGATGATCCATCAGCATATTTTCAGACAACCTTATTTACAGGAAATGATTCTGCAAGAGATATAACAAATGGTGGAAATTCTGATTTACAACCAGATTTAATTTGGGTTACATCAAGAAGTCATGGATATAATAGAGGTCTGTTTGATTCTTCAAGAGGTGTTCAAAAAGAAATAATAAGTAATGGCACCAATGGAGAAGCAACTTTAACTGCAGGTGTAAGTGCTTTTAATAGTGATGGATATAGTTACAATGGAGCAAACTATAATACAAATTCATATACCTTTGTAGCTTGGCAATGGAAAGTAAATGGTGGAACAAAAACAACGATTACTGAAAGTGGAAATAATCCTGGTGGTACATATCAAGTAAATACTACATCAGGAATTTCTATATTAGATTATGTAGGAACAGGTGCACAAGGAACAATAGCACACGGATTAGGTAAAAAACCAGAGGCTATTCTTATTAAAGATAGGAGTGCTGATGGCGACAACTGGTTTGTTTATCATGCAGATTTAAGTGCTTCTGACGCTGTTAGATTAGACACTACTGACGCTACAGCAGGTGACGCTAATAGATTTGCCAATACAGAACCAACAACATCTGTTATCACATTTGGTGCTTCTGGCGGAACAAATGATGATGGTAATTCTACCACAGCATATGCTTTTAATTCAGTTAAAGGTTATAGTAGATTTGGCGCTTTCAATGGAAATAATAGTTCTGATGGGACATTTGTTTATCTTGGCTTTAAACCAGCCTGGATAATGATAAAAAATAGAAGCACATCTCATTCCAATCACGATTGGATCGTATTTGATACGGCACGACATCCTCTAAATCCTAATGACGCTTTTATGAAAATAAATGAAAATAGTGCAGAAACAACATCAGGTAGAAATGAAATAGATGTTTTAAGTAATGGATTTAAATGTAGGTCAAGTTATGGAGATGTAAATGGTGGTGATGGAAGTGCTCATTTTCTCTATTTTGCGTTTGCATCCCAGCCTTTTGTATCCTCAGAGGGAGTTCCAGCAACTGCAGGTGGTTAATTAACTTTTCTCTATATTATAAATAGTAATACAATAAGATAGGAATGACTAATGGCAACAATACAGAATATTACTATCGACCAAGATTGTGATTATACTGAAACATTAACAGTAAAAGATTCAACAGGAACAGTAGTCGATTTAAGTAACGAAACGATAACTGCTACATTGAGGAAAACACACCTCGCTAGTTCGTCAACTTCTTTTACTACAGCTAAAGTAAGTTCAACTGACGGTACTTGTTCAATAACACTAACAGACACAGTAACAAGTGCTCTTTCAGAAGGTCGATATGTTTGGGATTTAACAACAACCGATTCATCTGGTTTAATTACTAGAAGAATTGAAGGACGAGCAACGGTAACACCAAGTGTAAGTAGATAACTTATGACAATAAACTCAACCCAGAAATATGTTGATAACGAGAAATCAAAAAGTTTTTTAACAAATATCTTAAATCAAACACCAATAGGAGTGGTTGAGGAAGTAGATATTGATTTAGATGTTGAGAAAAAGATTTCAGAATTACAAGAAGCAAAGATAAATGGTAAGAGTATTAATGCTGGTAAAGAATTAAAAGAATGGGAACTAGGTAAACAGTTTGCTAATCTTTTAGACAATGTTGGTAAAGAAAAGAAAGTTGTTGAAAGAAATATTGAAGAAGAAGAAAAGAAAATTGAAGGTCTAGAAAGTTTACTTGCAGACTTAACGGCTGCAAAAGATAAAAAGAAAACAAAGAAATTATTAGTAGAGCCTAAAAAATCAAAACCTGTTCACGAAGAAGTTAAACAGGTTATACTTAAACAACCAGAAAAATTAGACTTAACTAAAACTAAAGATTATGTATCAGAAAAATATGTCAAGCCTTTAGAAAAAGAAGAAATATTTATAGATGAACAGGCAAGAAAAGTTGTTGCTGATAAGTATAGTGAATTAGGTCATGGTACTTTACAATCATTCTTATCACCAAAAGAAATAGAATCGGATCCTGATATTATTAACAAAGTTGAATCTCATATTGCGGAGATGAAAATTGCTAATGAATTAGAAAAAGACAAAGTAACTAGTTTAAGGTCTATTGATACTTTAGAGAAACTTACTAGAGAATTTTTAAACTTTAAAAATATTACATCTATGCAAATGTCAACTATCGGTGGCGGTGGTGGTGTTCAGTTGTTAGATATGGATGATGTTAATGTATCTTCAAAAGCAAATGGATATGTTTTAAAATATAATTCATCAACTGAAAAAATGGACTTTGTAACTCCTGCAACTTTAAATGATAGTATTATTATTGCAGACGCTGGTAATATTGGTAGTACAACAACTACCGATGCTATGACAATTGCGGCTGATGGTGATATTACAATTAAAGGTGATTTAACTGTTCAAGGAACTACAACAACAATTGACTCAACTACAATTGAGATACAAAATTCATTTAAGTTTGAAGGTTCAACTGCTGACGCTTACGAAACAAATTTAACAACTGTTGATCCTACAGCAGATAGAACAATATCATTACCAAATGCAACTGGTACAATTGTGTTACAAGATACAAGCGATACTTTAACGAACAAAAGTATTGATAGTGATAACAACACAATTACAAATATTGTCAATGCTGATATTAAGGCAGCAGCAGGAATCGCATTTAGTAAAATGGAAGACCTAACTGCTTCAAGAGCATTAGTATCTGATGGTAATGGAGATGTGTCTATAAGTGCTGTTACATCAACTGAAATAGGATATCTTGATGGTGTTTCTAGTGCAATTCAAACACAATTAGACACAAAGGCGACTAACGCTTTCGCAATCGCACAAGCCGTTGCTTTAGGTTAGTATAAATAGTTAAAAAGGAAGAAAAATATGGCAGTCCCAAGTACAAAAGCAACATTTAAAGAATACTGTTTAAGAGCATTAGGTAAGCCTGTAATAGATATTAATGTTGATGATGACCAAGTAGATGATAGAATAGATGAGGCAGTTCAATATTTTGCTCAATATCATGTTGATGGTGTTGAAAGAATGTATTTAAAGTATCTGGTAACGGCTGCTGATATTACAAGAATGACCACAAATACAGACGAGTCTGTAACAGCAAATTCTGTTACAACTGCATGGAAAAGAACAGATAATTTTCTTGTAGTTCCTTCTTCTGTAATTTCTGTTGTCAATGTATTTCCTTTATCTGACAGAGCAAATTTAAATATGTTTGATGTTAGATATCAATTAAGATTAAATGACTTATACGATTTCTCATCTACAAGTATTGTACATTATGAAATGACAATGAGACATTTAGATTTTCTTGACCACATTTTAGTGGGAGAAAAGCCAATGAGATTTAATCATCTATCAAACAGATTATTCATTGATTTAGATTGGGGAACAGATATTAAAGCAGGTGAATATTTAATTATGGAAGTTTATCGTAAATTAGATCCTGCAACCTATACCGATATCTATGATGATATCTATTTAAAAAGGTATGCAACAGCATTAATTAAAAGACAATGGGGACAAAATCTTTCTAAATTTAATGGTACAGCTATGTTAGGAGGAGTTACTCTTAACGGACCAGAATTATTTTCTACTGCAATTGCTGAACAACAAAAATTAGAAGAAGAAATTAGATTGAATTACGAAGAACCTGCACATATGCAACAAGGATAAATAAATGCCAACGAATGTCTATTTTGACACAGGCACAACATCTGAGCAAAGACTATACGAAGATTTAATTATAGAACAGCTTAAGATATACGGCCAAGATGTCTATTACTTACCAAGAAAGATAGCAAACAAAGATACAATCTTTGGTGAGGATCCTGCAAGCTCATTTGATGATTCATACATTATTGAAATGTATGTGGATAATACTGATGGATATATGGGTGAACAAGAGATAATTAAAAAGTTTGGTTTAGAATTAAGAGATGATATTGTATTTACTGTTTCTAAATTAAGATGGGAAATGTTAATCAAAAACAATAGTGATTTGGTTGCTGAAAGACCACAAGAAGGTGATTTAGTTTATTTCCCTACTACAAAAGCATTCTTTGAAATACAGTTTGTTGAACATGAACAACCTTTTTATCAACAAAGTAATTTACCTACTTACAAATTATCTTGTACTAAATGGGAGTATGCTTCTGAAAGACTTGATACTGGTATTACGGCTATTGATAGTACAGAGGACTCGTTATCAACTGACACTATGCAGTTCCAGTTTAGTTTAGAAAATGAAACTGGATCATTTGTATTAGAAAGTTCAGTTGGTGCAATAGATTATTTAATTAATGAAAGTTTCACAATGGCGACACAACAACCTAATGACCAAGGCCAGGCATTTGAAACAGCTGCAGGAACAAACACAGCTTCTACTGGTGATGATATATTAGACTTTAGCGAAAGAAACCCATTTGGTGAGGTTGACGAATACTAATGTTTGGAGAACATTTTTATCACAAAAAGATTCGTAATACTGTTATTGCGTTTGGTACGATATTTAATAATGTAAATATTAAGAGATTAGATTCTAGCGGGAATCCTATACAAAATATTAAAATACCTTTATCGTATTCACCAAAAGAAAAATTTTTAGCCAGATTGGATGCACAGCAAGACCTAACTGGAGACGACTCAAAAGTGGCAATCACTCTACCTCGAATGTCATTTGAAGTTACTGGATATAGTTATGATGGTGGTCGTAAGTTAAATAAAAATCAAAAGATAACAAAAGTAACGACAAACGCTGACACTACTAAAATGAATAGTCAATATATGCCTGTGCCTTATGATGTTAATTTTTCTTTAAGTGTTTATGTTGCTAATTCAGACGATGGATTACAAATCATAGAACAAATACTTCCATATTTTCAACCTGATTATACTGTTACTATGATTGAAGATAGAACAATGGATACAAAAAGGGATATACCTTTTATACTAAACAATGTGGATTATGAAGATAGTTATACAGGTTCATTGACAACAAGTAGAAGAATAATTTATACACTAACATTTACAGCAAAGATTTATTTGTATGGACCAATCAGTACAAATTCTATAATTAAAACTGTTTCTGCTGATATGTATTCAGATACAGGAAGTAATGCACCAAGGGTTGAAAGAGTTACAGTTACACCAAACCCAACATCAGCTGATAAAGATGATACATATACATATACAACTACACTAGAGTTCTTTACGGATACTTTAGATTATGATGAAGCGACTGGTCAGGATGAGAAAGTAAGTCCTACTAAACCAGCATAAGAGGATTTAACATGAGTAAGATTGATGACAAATTAAATGAAGTATTAGGTATTGCCGATATTGATAAAACTTTTGAAAACGAAGTATTACCTAAAAAAACAAGTACCGAATTAGTAGTACCTGAAGATAAGGATCCAGAAATAGATTTTGAAACTGGTAGAAAAAATCTTTATAATCTACTTGATAAAGGTAATGAAGCGATTGATGGTATTCTCAATCTTGCAAAAGAAGGAGAACATCCTCGTGCTTATGAGGTTGCAGGACAACTAATCAAAAC